CAAATTATTAAAAATATGTTATAATATATAGTAAAGAATTGAATTAAAAAGACTTTTATTATGGAGGAAAAGAAAGATATGACACTAGAAGAACTTACAAAGGCACTAGGACTTGATACAGATGAGAATAAGGACAAGGCAAGTATTCTAAAGAAGGAATATAATGCACAGCAGAGAGAGCTTAATAAGGCAAAGAAAGACCTAGAAGCATCTAACAAGTCCCTAGAGGATAATAAGGCAAGCCTAGAAAAACTAGATATTGTAAAGAAAGCATTTAATCTTGATTTTGAAGCAGAAGATATTGATACAATGATTCAAGAAAAGAAAGATGAAATGCTAAAAGAAGCAGGTGGTGGAGCTACACCTGATGAGATTAAGGAACTCAATAGAGAGCTTACAAAGCTAAAGCGTCAGACAGAAAAGGACGCAAAGCAGATTTCTGAACTTACAGAAAATCTCACAAAAGAACAGAACATGAGAATTGATGGAGTTAAAAAGACAGCTATCAGAAAAGAGCTTGAAAAGAACCATGTAATTAAGCCTGACATGTTTGTTGATATGTTTAGCAACAGAGCAACAGTAGACAAGGACGGCAAGACTGTTATGATTACAGGAGACGATGGGGCAGAACTTTCTATTGCTGATTATATCGCTGACTTTGCTAATGATGAATCAAATAGTGCATTTATCGAGAAGCAAGTTCATAGTGGATTTGGCTCTAATGGTTCTAATGGTAATGGTGCTAACACTGGTGTTAGTGATTTTATGGCAAAGATTATTGGTGACAATAAGTCCGGTAATGAGAATGGCGATGGAGCAAGCTTAGCTGAATCATTCGGCTAATCGGATAATATATAATTAAATTTAATACTTTAAGGAGGACATAGTAAATATGGCAATAAATTTTGGAAAAAGTCCAGTTACAGGTATGGATGATAAAGAACTACTCCTTGTTAGTGAGGGGTATGTTGCACGTCCTGTAACAGTTTCAAAAGATACCATTGCAGATATTACACCTGTTGATGGACATTATATTATTCCACAGGGAACATATCTCTATGGTAAGGAAGGTTCACTTTTGGTTAATCCACAGCAAGAAGCGGTAGAAGTTAAGGAAACAGTTACAAAGTCAACATTAACAGTAAATTCTAGCGTTATTGTTACAGCAAAGGATGAGGGTGACCTTAGTGCTTACACAGTAGCATTTACAAAGGGAACAAAGCGTTCACTTTCTGTTAATTTTGATATTAAGACAAAGGCACTCGTTGTTACTCTTGCAGTAGATAAGACAGATGCTATAACAACCACATACAAAGAGGTTGTTGATGCAATCAATGACGATATTGTTGCTAACACATTTGTAAAAGCAGAACTTGCATCTGGTGTTGGTGAAGATGCAGTAGCGGCAGAAGCAGTAGCGGCTCCACTTTCAAAGGGCGGAGATGCAACAGTAGCTGGAGATATAGACGGTATTCTTTATCATAGTGTAGATGTTACAAATGGTGAAGCAACAGGAGCACTTATTATTCATGGTTATGTCAATGTAGACAATATGCCAAGTGTTCCAAGTGCGGCAGTAAAGGCAAAGCTACCACATATCATATTTGGTCGTAAGGACTAATATAAGAGGGAGGAAAAATAATAGTGAATATTTTTGATATTGTTACCCCACAAAACATTGTAACATATTGGGATAATACAAAGGCAAATCAGACAACATACCTTTCTGATTATCTTTTCCCAAAGAAGAAGGTTATGGGGCTTGAAATAAACAAGATTAGCGGATATGCAGGACTTCCTGTTACACTAAAGCCAAGTGCTTTTGATACACAGGCAACATTCCGTGACAGACAGTCTGTTGAACTCCAGAAATCAAAGATGCCATTCTTCCGTGAAAGAATGAAGGTTGATGAGGAGACAAGACAGCAAATCATGGCAATCTCCAATGATAGCGTGCTAGAGGGTATTGTTTCTAACATCTTTGATGATACAAACAATCTAATCCGTGGTGCAAGAGCACAGCGCGAACGTATGGCAATGGAACTTATCTCAACAGGTAAGATTGATATTGTTGGTAATGGTGTTCGTCTTGCATACGACTATAAGCTAAATCGTAAGCAAAAGACAAAGGCTTCTGTTAAGTGGGAAGATACTGAAAACAGCAAACCACTAGAAGATTTGATGAATTGGGTTGACCAATTTAGAACAGACTTCCGTATTGCACTTGGTTATGCAGTAATGACAACAAAGACATTTAATCTTATCAAGGCTTCTAAGGAAGTTAAACAGGCACTTTATCCAAATGCAGTAAGTGCACCTCTTGTTACAGCGGCAGAAGTGAAGAGTGCAATTCAGAAGTTTACAGGACTAACTGTTCTTATCAATGATAACTCTTATAGAGATGCAGTTGGTGGTACGCCAAAGACATTCTTCCCTGATGATGTTGTTACACTTCTTCCAGTTGGTAACGGCGTAATTGGTAACATGTTTATGGGTACAACACCAGAGGAAGCAGACCTTCTCAATAAGCAGAATAATGCAGTTAGCATCATTGATACAGGTGTAGCAGTATTTACACGCACAATTGAGCACCCTGTCAATGTTGAGACAATCGTTTCTCAGATTTGCCTACCATCCTTTAGCACAGATGTTGAGAGTGGTGCAGGTTCAATCCTAATTGCTTCTGTAAACTAATAAGTTTAAGAAAGTGGTGATGATGTGGCAGACGTAGCTAATAATGTAGGTAGTAGAATTACAGTTAAGTTTAGAAATAAACTTTCAAAAGGGCTAGAAGAAGGAATTATAAAAGATGTTGACATCAATGCTTTTATAAGAGACAGTCTAGCAGAAGCCTGTGAAAAAATTACTATGTATGCAAGACATCACCATCCTTCTTTTAAGACAAGAAGCGGCAGACTAGAACGAGCAATACAATATAGGTTAGTAAACAGTGCAAAAAGTGGTACAATATTTATAAATGAAAGAATGGCTGTACATAGAGAACATGGTAAAGATTATTATTATGCTCCATATGTGCAGAATGGTACAAGACCACATGAAATAGTTGGTAAATACACACCACATAAAAAACTAAAGTTTTATTGGGAGAGAATGGGGAAGTATATAGTTGTTCATAGAGTACATCACCCCGGGACTTCACCAATAGATTTAGCTACGCCTATAATAAATGCAAAGAAGTCTGTATCTATAAGTAAGATTTTTAGTAAAAACTTAGAGAGGTTACTTAATGGCTAATAGAGAATATTTTAATTCAAAAAACTTAGATGATGCTCTCTTAAAAACTTACGTAACCCCTGCTATAGTAGAGGAATCATCTAAGTATATAGAATCATTAGCACTTACGTTTAATATCTTGCCAAAAGATATTGCTAACCCTACACCATATCCTATAAGCAGACTTGCACAGACATTTGCTTATATGACAGCGGCGCAGAGAAAAGCAACATTTAGTGTTGGTAAAGACGCAAATAACGACAGCTTTTCATTAAAATATAGACTGTATAAATCTTTATTAGATGAGCTTGAACCAAAAATAACAGCTAATAGCTTCAAAGATGGTAATAGTGCTAAAAGAAGAAAGTTTCCTAGTACAATGGCTGTGTATAGAAATTAAGGAGTGAAACAAAATTGTTACATGAAGTTAATTGGTATACAATAGCTATGAC